CGTAAAAACACCACGACTTCGCGTGGGAACACGTAAGACCCTAAGGTCACCTAGCCGCCGTGGGACTAGGATTTGAAGGCGCTAATTTGTGGTACTCGGATTTATAGCTGCGCCAGCTATATATACCGTGGGCGGATTCAGAAAGAAGAAGAGGGAGAAATCATCACCAGCTGCCACATAGGTGCGTATCTGAAAAGTACCATCATACTCGGGTGATGTGCCAAAAACCCCCTCCGCAGTAATCTGCACTACATCCGTATCTTGGCCATACCTATCCGCCCAAGCTGGATCTGAAATAGCATAGGGTGTATTGTACAGAGGGTTACAGGGCATCATCCTATAATTCTGGTACATTGGAAACGCTGCATCTGTACATGGCTGTATAACACCGTCACTAGCCGTTATACCATCCATACCCGAAGGTTTGGTTGTAGCCAAAATCGACGCTATGCCAGAGATAGATTTGATCGCACTGGAACTGGAAGAATAGTTGGTAACACTTGGCAAGGCTTTGAATTGAGCCCGAGATAACGTCATATTCATTGGCACTGTCTGTGAGGGAGCTGCTGGTAACTGGACTACCTTCCAATTAACTGAACCTCTCCATCCCACATAGCAAGGAGCAAACCAAGTCAAAAACGAATGAGGCACAAAATTATATCCCGTACCATTCGAATCCACTGTTACACACCCATTGCGCGAACCATGAATTTGCTGTCCACTGGGACCCCTATGAGGAGGAAATCTTCCAAATGCATTCTGAAGTAAACTCCATTGATAGGTGTAAGAAGAAACCCAAGATTGAGGAAATGATGGAGAGAATCTCCTACACAAGGCGCGAATTGATTCCACCTTCTCACCCATGCAAACAGAATGGATAGCACGCTGAGCAGCCCTACGAGTACTAATACCCAAATCAGTTTCACGCTTATCGTCCAACAACTGCATGTGAGATTGCACTGTGTACAAATCACTCAGAGAAGTCTCTACATTCTGAGCCCCTCTCACCGGAACAGGTATTGATTGTGGAGCTGCAAACTCAAAATCTTCCCCTGGTTCAACGAAAACATGCAATTGAGCATTCTGTGTGATGTCAGGTCCAACCATACGGTTCAAAACGGTAAGAGTAATCAAACCATTAAAGCCGGTTTCCCCATTTGAGGTTCCACTCACACCAGCAGGCGTAATGGCCCATGGCGAGGTTGTGCCCCCCCAATAGCCAGCTGTATTCGTATACAACCATGGCAAAAAGGCCATGTATGGGGCTGTGAAAGAAACCTCAGAGCTCTTAGATAAATCTAGAATCTCAGTATGGAGTACTCCCTCCACTGGCACAGAACCAGAGAAATAAGAAGGATCCCATGTCAACTTCAGCCTCCCTCTATTCATAAGAGGAGCAACCACTCTAAATGTAAACTTGAGTGATCCCCTCCAAAATTGAAATGCCGAAGCCACATACGCAACTGGAGGCCCTGTGGCAGTATAATACGAATTGGTCGTAGAATAACCGGTTCTTGTCGTGAATGACCACAAATCCGGTAAAACTGCTATCGCAAATATTGACGAACCTACTACTGTACTTGGGGACCAAATAGATGATGTCAAATATGTCTCTCTCTTGATAATATGTGAGATTGACATATGATCCACACCATCTAAGCCAACTGTCCGAGAATCTAGGCACAATGCATTATCAGGATCCAAGGTCAACTTGTCCATATGAGCACACACACCTGGATTAGCAAGTCCCGGTATAGTGTGCTGTCTCAGAGCAGGTGTATCCCTAACGGGCAACGTATGAAGACCCAAGAACTTCGCAATATCACCAGTATACTTGGCAGCCGCCTCCACTGGCTTCATATAAGGCCCAATAACAGGTACACCTGACGCAGCACTTGAAACTGCCTGAACAACTGCCGCTGGTGTTGAAACCACTCCCATTGAACTCTGAACTATCATGCTTGGACCACTAAGTTCTACATTCTTCGCACGAGCAAAAACAGTTATAGTAACTGGTATACCAGTAGCCGTACCCGCCACTTGTAACGCCGCCAATGACTCTATCGTTGCTTCTCCCATCTCATCCAGAGTGATATATGGTGGTGTGGGTCCAGTTGTCAGGGGTGTATTCGATGCCGGATAAATCCAGTTCAAATAAGTCAGCATGGGCAATTCCATTTCAGCTCCTATATTGTTTTGTGGATAAAGAAACACATGAGGTCTACAAGATCTAGCCATAACTCCTTGTGGCACATTTCCATCAAATGTGTTGTCTATAACCCCACCACTATATGAATAAGTGGTAGTTCCCTCTGTTATGACATGCTTAGAAGCAGATGCCATGGGATGATACGAAACCATAGCCATACCAAATTGAAAGGGAGAAGCATTCAAGATGAACTTCAACTCCATAGTCGCATGTATACGACTGTAACCCTTCAACTTAGAGTAAACTGTTGGATGCGTAAAATAATTGGTCCAAGGATCGAACTTTTGGTATAAACTACTACCCTCCGACCATGAATACTGCTGTATCTGTATCCATCGATCAAAGAAGTCATCAAGACCAATCTTAGTTGTATCCATCCCATCCTGGTACGACATATCTCTCACTAAAGGACAAACTACATCCTCTCCTTCATTCGAATCATCAAATCTTAACAAATCAGCAAGTCATCTGTTTCGGAAGAGCCTTAACTCAAATCTCTCCTCCTAGATCGTAACAATCGACCCTAAGTCCCTAAATAGGGACGGCCCTCAGGCCAGTCTCACATAGAATCCCTCACACCCCTTTATATGATCAGTAAATAGGGAATGCTGGTAACTATTCTATATGGTGCATTTGGTTCTCGACTATGCATACTCTAGCCGTGGTGCATTTATATAGCGCCCCTCATGGCGCTGGGTTAGTTATTCATGAACTAACCTCGGGTAAAGAGCAAAGGAGGCCTTCTGCCACCTCTGCACATAACCCTCCCAGGTGGGAAGAACCCCCACATAATTATTGAGCTTATATATGTCCAAAACATTGCGAATATGAGCGTCCCAGTAAGAAAACGCCTTACTACCGTGGAAAAAGAACTCCATATGTATAGCACGCAACATGTCTGCACTCTGCGCCTCAATAGTCACAACCTTAGAGTGTGTGCAAACAAGCATAGTCTTATATAAAGACTTAATCTCCAAAGGGGCAACGTATGTCTTCTCTCCCAAGAATGTAAACTCAGCCTCCACAAATGAACGTTTCAAAAAGGTCGCTTGCGAAATGTGAATGTACGGCACACTAACAGCTTCCTTATCCGCCATTGTGTAGATAACGCCAATTTTAGCCAACTCTCCTACTATGGCCGTGTGATTAAACCACGGCGCCGAGGGTGATACGCCAGCAATATTGTCGTCACCATACGTCATCAATGCCACATTCTGCTTAAAAGTCTTAACCTCCGAATCAGGGTTCAACTTAAAATAGCAAAAGCGCATGTAAAGAGCTCCAACCAAACCGTTAATGATGACGGTAAGGGAATGTCCCGACGGATTGGTACCCAAAAACTGTACCAATGTACCGTCAAACTCTGCGAAAGCGTAAGCTACATCGTAAGCCATACCCCGCATACGCTGTAGATCTCTCTCACTATAACCTAACTCCTTAGCTATAATCAACAGAACGCGGAAAGCCTCGGTAATCCACAAAGCCCCTTGTCTCTTGTCATACTTGGAGTAATCTCCAGCCAATATCCTGTCGGCACCATGTTTCACAAGATAACGGAACATCTCTGCCCATTCCGCCGCCTGACAAACGGTTCCTGGCCCAGACTCAAACAAAAACTTGTTGTTCTGAATCATCCTTATAATAGGTAGATAATACTGTCTCATACCTATCGTCAAATGAATGGGTCCAGCCTCAAAAATTCGTGTGTCACCAACAGCAGCTTTCTTCTCAGAAAGTGGCTCGTCTTTCGGCTTAGCTCCAAAGATGGGGCACGCACGTTCACCAGCATCGTATCTGGCCATCATATGCGTATACATCTCCATAGCTTCCGGTCCCAAGGTATACTTGGGGGCGCCTTGCTCATTAACTCCACACTGAACCAAATGTTCTCGCTTACTCTGGTACCAAGGTACACCAGCACTAGAGTTGAAGTTAATTGGATTGACATAAGCCACACCCTCAGCTCCATTAATAGCTGTATCCATATCATAAGGGTGAAAATCCTCCTTCTCCACTTCCGGCAAACCTGATAAAATGTCATTTGCCAAGTTGTCAGTGCACAAATTCACAATGTCTATGTCCTCACACACAGGAACATGCACCATATCCGTGAGAGCTCGTGAGTAAGGTCTCCAGCCCAGGTCCGGCTTAACTTTATCGCAAACTACTCCTATGTTATGGAAATAGTCTGCAAACAAAGTGGCCCCAACCTGAGACTTGTAGGAACTACGGAAACCCAACTTGGAACCATACACTGCTAGAGTCCCATCCGGAATCCACCTAACAGGACTCTTGGCATGCAGATCCCCAAGTTCGAATTTGGTTTTCCCAACCTCCAGCTTAACTGGAGACAACGAGGGACCTACCCCATGACACCTATCAAATGATCCCTCACACTGCATTGGTGAACGTTGTTGCACACACTTCTCTATCATATCATCTACGGTGACTCTGTCCAGAATAGCAGCAAAACCACCAGGGGATCTATCCTTATCATGCATACAGGGACCTCGGATATTATGTATGCCTCCAATCACAGGTCCACTCGCACTCTGAATGATAAGAGGTGCTCCGCAATCTCCATCACGCGTATCATCATATCCATAGGCACCACTCCAATAGAGATCCACACGCCTCTCAAATAGAGAAGGGTAACCTTTAATACCCTCCACTGCCGGATGGATAGCTCGAACTATACGCGTACTATGCATAGTTATCCTCTTCATCTCGCCTTTCAGTTCGCGACGTAGATATACGGATGGAAACAAACCCTCAGCATCTGGTTTAGGGGGTAAGAAAGAACGCAAGTCGCACATAGGTCTAAAATTTGGGGTATAAATTATTGCCAAATCTTTTGTTGGATGTCTATACACTTGACTCTGCTTCATCTTGATATCCCTGACATTTGATGTGCATCCTTCTTTACTATCAAAAATGTCCATGGTAAACTCCTCATTTACCGGTACCGTATGAGCCGATGTCAAAATGTATTGACTACAAATTCCCAAACCCTGACCTGGAAATTGATAATCCACACCAGCCCAATGAAACTTACACATCAAGCGCAATGTCTGCTTCCCAATCTTCTGCATGACGCCCTCGGCATTGGCACCGGAACTACATCTAGTCTCCCGGGATACCTCCAATTTCTGAGTCGGATACTCAGCTGCATACCACACATCTGGTCTCTCAAACTCACGGGGCTTGGGGGGAGCCATCCCTCCCTCCACATGCATCTTCTCCTTAGAGAAAGCACCAGCCAAGGTAGCAAGAAGTAAACCTCCTGCGCACATAGAAGCAACAGCCATAAGAACTCGTGGCACCGTAACTAGGCGAGCAGCTCTGTTTCCAAACTCACGCCACCATTCTAGTGTGTTGTAACCATCTCCAACAGCTCTAATAAAGTCCGCTGATTCTCGCTGACCGGCGTTTGTAATAACACCATTTATCAGATCCCCTGTATGTGAAAGTCTTACATATCTGGCTCGCAAATCTTGTATAAAGTCTCTAGCTGAGGGGACACACTTCTTGTAAAGCACATATGAACCATACATAGCCAATCCTGATACAACCAGTTGCGCTATGGGAAGAGTTGGGGACCACCTAACTAACAGTACTCCTTTCGCCTCATCTGCTAGAGTGTAACATGTGGGGAAATTAGAAGCTACCTCCATGATGGTACCTTGCACCTCCATGCCCTGTTCATCCAACTCAACATCATACACTCCTTCCATGCCTTCAACATGCTCTCCCATAGCTTCGGAAATTATCACATCCCAAGGGGGTTCATTTTGAACAGGCACCTTCGTTCTCAACATCCAGTTTTGGACCCTAGAAGCTAAATGTGGTAAAGAAAATCCAGATCCTACGTGTTGCCGAGCCGAAACTTGAGCAACAACTGCCTTATCCAAACACTCCTTATCACAAGAGCAATATTTGGTAGGGAGACGACACCCATCACACAATATTGAGGGTGGTTTCGGTCTTGGACCCGCTAAAACGATCGGAGGTCTAACTTCAGGCTCATCATCACCCAACTGTGATTTACTCTCTGCTACAGAGGGATCTGTCCCACTATCACATACACAAAACTGATGAGGTACTAGACATTTATCACACAACACTACTTTCCCAATAGCTGAACGAGATCGTATAAAAGCGTCTTGCGCTGCTCTATGTTTCAGAACTAAATCCTTCATAGTTCTCAAGAACACTCCTAAGGGGGCCTTATCACACTGAGGAACGTAATACAAAAGACCATCATGAATCTCCATAGTTTCAACCGTCCACAACCACCAATCAGGATAAGATCCAGGATCGTCATGTCTAACGGTATCCGCCAAGGATGTACCCTTTGCGTATTCTTCCTTCACAAAAGGTGTAACAACCATATTGAATCTACGTAACACCGCTGCCGGATGAGAAAAACGCAACCAAGCATTGAGGTCCTTTGTATTCGTGGTAGCCGTAACTAACTCTGCTTTCACTGGACACATACCTTTGTCCTCCTGCCGTGCTTTATCAGGCATGTATGAAATATTGTTAATGACGTTAATGATGGCATCCAAGGACTTATCCTCTGGATTCTTCACACTAACTTTTGCCACATCATCGAGTACTATAGACCACATCCATGATTGATAACCATCCCAAAAGTTAGCATCAGGATTAACTGCAAACCTATATTCAGGATCTATCGGAAGCTTCATAAGTAGGGCGAAATAATTCTCTACCATGTCTACAATAGTTGATTTTCCTATCTTAGACTGTCCATAAATCAAAACACCAAAAGGGCATCTCCGTGGTGATGACGCAGCTCGTATGCCTCTAAGTTCCATCTTGATTTTCCGCAACTCTTCCTGAATTTTCCGTACTGTGGACTTCTCATGCTCCTCCATGTTCATGCATCTTCGCATAATGACTTCCGACTCCGCAAGAGCCTCATTGAGCCGAAAATCATAATCATGAATAGTAAAACCATGGGGTTCAGGGTTGACCAAGAAATCTTTCTCCAAACGCAATCGCTGAGTATTCTGGAAAAATTTCCCATAGCGCTCTGAACTATGCCACAACGGCTCTAGAGTTCCAGCATTCCAACACTGGAAACCCTTATCACACATCCACGTTATGAGTTTGATAAAATCGCCCATCAAGTTAGCTCCATTGGACCAAACTGACGTTTTTATCCACTGATCCAGAATTGAAAAATGACCCAAAGTAAATTCTCCTGAGGTACAGTACATAGCACACCCCATAAGATAAGAGAAAAACCGCATCATACGTCGATATGTCTCACTATGTACAGCTTCATCCACACTATCAACAGCACGCTTAGCATCTGCAAATGAAAATCCCTCAACTTTCATCTGACCATCACTAGCACCTTTCCCTACCATGTTGCTAACAAAACCACCAAAAGAGTTCAGAATATTTGAAATCACATTGTCATCCTCAGTGGTAGAGGTATTATCCAGGCCGCAACTACGGCAAAAATCTCTAGCTTTCTCCTTTGCCTCATCAGGATCAGACAACAATGGGGCGGCGGCTTCTACCACCAACTCAACCACATCCGCAGGAGTCCACTTTTTAAGTAAGTACCTATTAATGTTGTGAGCTTGAGCTTTAAGAAACCCTATACCAGATAGCAAAATAGAAATATTGTTGCCCCGTGCTGCCATGATCTGAGAAAATAACAAAACACCATCTTCCAGGAGTTTTAATCTAAAGTTTTCTGAACCCGTGGCGGCTACATAAGCTCCCATATCCACTCCTTGAACACGCATAGCCTGCTCTAGAAAGGCATCAACATCCTCAGTTGACATGGTTTCCCACTCAACTGAGCCATCTACCTTATCATCTGCACTACTATACAAATGCCGTGGCTTAGGAGGTTCGTCTCCAAATTTCTCTCGTAACAACTCTATCGCTCTCCTAAAACATTGTCTCTTACGCTCTGCATGAACCCCATCTGGTTCTCCATAACAATAAAAATCATCATGGTAAGAAAATATGATACCAGTGGGGTGGTCAGTGCCACTCACATCTTCAACGTATCTAAATCCAGCAAGTGCATCTAAATCATGCCCGTAGTACTTCAAGATCAACTCTGCAAACTCCATTTCGTCTTCATAAGTATAATTAAAGTCCAATTTCTCACGAATCCTCTGATAAGCATCTGTTTTTGCTAACATCTTAGATGCATGCCAGCCACTCCACTCTACAAGAGAATCTAAATGAACATTGCCTTCACTAACAAACTCCTCCTCAACAGTGTAACGAGCACAACACTGAAATAGTACTCTATCACCCGTTGAACGCATTTTGTAATGACTCTTGATCATGTGGCGAACTCCTAAAGAGTCCCCCACTTCATGATTCCGTGGACCTCGATCTTTACTCCTGCTCTTTGCTGACAAATTCGTCATTTTAACGACAAATTCATTCATGGCCTGCACTGGATTCGTACCCGAATCTCTAGTAGCTAAGATAACGACGCGTATTTTATCCAGGCGAGCCTTTTTCTCAACTTCTTCTCCATCGGCAAAGATGATACCCTGAACTCGCATCTCATCTTCATCATACCATGACGTGGGACGCAAAATCTTCTTTTGTCTCTCAGTGCGGTGCTCCTTTGGCTTCTTGAGTTGATCCAAGAAACGCACACCAGCCGCAAATCGCAACCATCGCATCTCCATTAGCTCACTTCGTAATTTTCTTGCTCTCTGGGCCACTCGCGTGGCCACAACCTTGTCTACTTCAGAACCCCAATCTATGACCACAACATTATCTGCACCATCGAATCTGGTGCGAAATTTTCTCTGCGGCCACTTACCAAATTCATATCTATCCCGCATACATCTACGGGAAAAGAAACAACGCAGTTCTCGATCATCTATCTCAAACTGCCCCCCCTCAGTACGATCAAAACTCGCCTTCTGAGGTACAATATAATGTGGTATCCATACATCGTCGACCCACTCGACGCTCTGTATAATCCCACACTTAACAAAATTCAACTCCTCCACTGTGCCTTTGTTATTCGCTTCCGTTGAAGCACGCCCGGCTGGGCGATGTGTCCCGTCCGCCAAGTGTGGCGTCTCTAGAATGCTTGCGCTCTTTGAGACCTCCACAGTTGGTGCTTTCGCATAGGAACAACGTGACTGGTTTAAAAAACTCTGGGTCGACATCTTACATAAACGTAACTAAATAAGCATCCGCTAAATTCTGGGGGCATTTAAAATTCTGGTTTCACTCCCGTGAGGGCAGCTCCAAAATATTCCGTAGTGCATTCTAATATCTCATAATAGTAGTAAGTAACTAGTTCGGGTTTACCCGTTTCTGTCTTACTGTAATATGATACTTGCGAAGAGGCAGCTATCTACTAGTGCTTTATGTAAAGCATAACTGGTTAACTTAAAACCTAAAGTAGTGACCAGGTCATGAACCTGATGTTATATGTACTACTACTTCAACCCGTTAGGGCAAGTGGGCTCGTGAGAGCCCAGACGGTGGGGACACCCACCTACATCCCTCAAAAAGGGGACCATATTCGAATTACATAGTGTCACTGAGCCGAAATACTCAGTGAATCACTTTGAAAATAACCAATTGCATGACGTATTATCTCGGTCAAAGATAATAATCGCCGTGGTACTAGACTAAATCTAGCTTGTGTATCGACTTCTTGATACAAAAAGGTAGAACATAAGAGCGCTGGATAAACCAGCGTCTGTCTCATATTAGTATATCACCTAACCTAATAGTGTGGTATACAGTATGAAACAGGCGCAGGAAATCCTGC